TGGTCTTATATATTCATATACATCACCAATAGCATCTAAACTTACTACAAGTCTAGTATTAAGTTTTTTTAATTTTTCAGTTTTTTCTTCATCAAGCAAAGTTAAGTTTGTTACAATTTTTAAATCACCTTCGTAACCATGTTCAACTAACTTATCTACCATATGCCAAAACTCTGGTTGAAAAAACGGTTCACCACCACTACATTCAATTAGTTTACATTCAAGAAATGTTTCTAGATTCTCGTCAACAACACGAGCTGGAACTACGTATTGTTTTTGTTCCATTCTTGTTCCTGCTACTGCTCTATCAACTTCTTGTATACTATCCATATTTTTTAACAAATAGTTAACATCTTTGTACCAACCTGTGCTACGTTTTGGACTACACATAGTACATCTAAGATTACATGCATTACTAAAATCTATTGAAAATTTATTAATACCTTCGTAATGTCTTGGCTTTCTAGGGTCATTCCATTCATGCTGTGAGCCAAATCTATGACTCCATCCTGATTTGTTTTCTGATTTTTGACAACGTCCACATCCGTCAGGCCATACGTTTTCTTTTGTATTAGCCCTTACTTCTGCTGACTGTGAATTAAAAAAGAAATCTCTTGCGTTAATATCTTTTATATTTCCAAATAAACCTTTTCTATATTGACAACAGAATCCGTAATCACCAAAGTTATCAACATGTACTTCGTTATGAGGAGCAACACAATAAGTATTATTAAGGTCAGCTTTCCAATGAACCAAAGAATCATCTGGTACATTCTCATAAGGCATTATCATTCTATTTCTTGGCTTATTATCTTTTTTCAAAAACGTATACTCCTTCGAATTTTTCCCTACCAGCTAGTTTATCGTTACCTACACCTGGTCTAGTATTCAACATCATTTTAATTGTGCCCGTATGCTTGAACCCAACTTTTTCAGCTGTTTCAATCCATCTTTCCACAATATGGTATTCCTTGTTTCCGTACGATTTGTAGTCTGCGATGTTCGATGCAAACGTACCATCTGATCGTAATCCTCTTCTGATATTCTGCATAGTAGGTTCCACATACCCTTCAAACCATTCATCAAGTGTTGTGTACTTAACCATGCATTGTGTTTCTTCGTCACTGTACTTCTCCAAGTTAAAGTACGGTGGGCTACTAAACGCTAAATCAATATCTTCACACTGATAATCTTCAGAACCAGAACATATAAATTCTCCGTCAGCACCTAATAGTTCATTTAAATAATTTAAATACTTGATTGTTTCAGTATTAGGATCCGTACCTATGTATTTATAGTTTAAATTACTACTACTAATACCCAAGAGACGACCGCCATAACCACAAGAGTAATCATAAATGCGGCCCCACAAAACCGGACATAAGCGTTCTGCCAACGCTCGGGCGTGTTGAGGTTTAAAGTTCTGCACGTTTTCTCCCGTAACAAGTTCCAATGAACGGCGTAATGCAGTAGGATATACAAGGCGATTCCCATCCCTAAACTCAAAGCATATTCTGATAGCCCTGCGTAATTTAGCATCATCGTAAAATCTATCCTTTAATGAATTTGATCCTCTACCTTTTGGTTCGGCTGTTTGCATATTGGTAAAGATGAATCTGTTAATAGTTTGGCCTGCGTTGTTTCCGAGTCCAATTCGTTCAGCCTGCACACCGTTATATGACTTGGAACGAAACCCTCTGATTTCTTCTCTGAGACCTTTTTCGGTGTAATATATAATAGGGACGATACCACGATTACGGTAGAGATTAAAAACAGTATCGATAGTTCTTTCAGGATTTGCTTCATATGTCTCTTTCGTATGTTTATCAAATTCTGGGTACAGGTCTTCATATCCTGTAAACACATCAGCGAAGATGTGCTCTGGTTTAATACCCCAGAATTGATAAATTGTTTCTAACACTAATCAGCTCTGCCAACGCTCTCAAGTATTGTTTCGAGAGTATCAAAATCATCTCTATGTTTATGAAACTCTGCCTTGTGTGCAATTTTAATTGCCTTGTTTAGTACTGCTGGCTTAATGCCCATTTCTTCTGCAATATGCTTAACCGTATCTTTTAGACCTTCGTTAAGTGTTTCTACTTCAGTCATAACTTGTACGCCTTCTTGCATAAGGTTTTTTAGTTTAGCAACGTCTTCCGTTCCAAATGTAATGCTCATAGATTATCTCCTATTTTTGTAATTGTATATATAATACACTCTTATGTTGGAGTTGTCAATTGATATCTGAGTGTATTTGAGGCTCGTTCAACTATCACATCTATATTAGAAGCATGATGTCTTACTGCATCTAATCCTGCTAGTGCTAGTAACTTTTTGCTTTGTAATGTAGGCATTTGATGTTGATTGTATTGAAATAAGTAACTTATTGCTTTTAGTTTATTGTTAACATCGTTTACTTTAATATTCCACTCTTTATAACTATTACGTTGCAAGTATTCTTTTACCCATTGTTTTAAATTTTTATTATGAAATATTTTTAAAGCATTAAATGTATCTGCTGGATCACCTAGCCAATCATGCATCTCTAATACTACATCAGCATGTTCTGCCCACATTTCATCTTGGTTGATATATTGATTATAAAGATATTTCCAAGTACTGTCAATACTAGTAAATGCATTCATTTCATCACTGTATTCACGTTTTAAAAATAAGTCTAAATACAAGTAACTATTAGTACCCATTGTTGTTGTTATTACAGTTATAGGAAGATTATGTTTATTTTTATATTCTATAATCTCTTTTGTATTTTTAGCATGTGTAAATAGTGCTACACTTTTTCCTGTTCCTAAAGACTCCCATACTCTACATAATGTACTTAATGAACTTACATCCATTTGTTCATTATTTCTAATGTCAGGAGTATATGTTTCTACATATGTATCGGGAATGTTCCACCAGTCATTTATTGTTAATGCATCATTAAAATTTGTACCTTTTTCAGTATGGTACACATTATTATGAACTACATTATAACATGCTGGGCTTTGATTAATTATGTAAGTTAAGGCACTCGCACAAATTGCACTACGAGTACAGACAAGGTATATCATATTGTTTATCTTCTTTTAACGTTTGCCTTCAAGGAACTTAATACGTTTTTCTAAATCTTCAATCTTTTTTGTAAGTTTTGGATTGGCTGCTTTCCATGCATCTGGATTATGTTTGAACCATGTCCAACCCCATCGGTTGATTAGGAAGTCTAATGTTGCTTCCCATTTGTTAATTGCCCAAAAAGCTATGTATGTATCTTTAATCCAGTATACAAATAATGCACCAAATATGCTACCAACTATAGCTGTGTAAATCCACAACCTGTCTGTAACCATTTGTACAATTATATCCCACATTATGCGTTAGCCTTATTAAGTGTTAACTGTGCCCATTGTTCTCTACCTGCACCAGCTTGTGTTGGAATAACACTGATACTAGTTGATGCTGCGTGTCCGCCTCTTCTAAATGCAATTAAATCATTTTCGTTTTTAATCATTGCAAATTTTTGATTTGGAAAACTACATAATAGTAATGCATCAAAATCGTCTCTATTTTTGTACCATAAGAAGTTTGCTTTTAAATAAGCATCTTCAATTTCAATTGGATTATCTGTTTTAGCAAATGCTTGTATAATTGGATCTGCAAAACCTTCTAAGTCCATCTTTAGTAGTTCTGTCATAATTGCTGTTCTAAGTTTTACACTGTCTGGTTGATTTAATGGTAAGTCTTGTGCTAGAGCTGGAATAAATTTACCTAATCCTAAACTACCACCTTTACCACCAATTGATGCTATAACTGTTGGAATTCTATCTGCGTATTTGTCAATTACTGTACGTTTAGCTTTTTGTGATCCGCCACCGTAACCAATACGTCCACCAGTGCTAGATACTGCTGATTTTAATTCAACTTTACCAATACCTTCTATTTCTAAATCACCTTCACCTGACGCTAATCTAATTTTGTTACTTAGACATGCAAGTGCATATTCACCTGGTCCTTTTTGCTTCTTACCTGTTCCATAATTTTTAAGTTCATGAAAAACTTTAATAGCGGCTGGGTGTGTGAATATTGCTGAGAACGAAACTAATGGTGAATTAAGTTTTGATACATCAACTACTCCACCTTTTTCTAATTGAGAAATCATCTCATTCATTGATTTAAAATCACTATCAGCTGATGCAATAATTTTAGTTAAGTCTTGCATAACTAAAGTTTTTTCTTTATCACTTAATGGTTCATCTGCTAATGGTGCTGCAAAACCTGCTTGAATATTATCTCCAATTTGACCACTATTTAATAGTTTATAAATTCTATCTAATAATTTAGCGTCCTCGTCATTATCTGCTCTAAGGCCGGATATTCTAGATACAATAATTTCTTTTTCTTTATCTAAATCATCATATTCAAATAAGTTTCTAAGTCTCATAATAAATTCCTCTTTTATATACTACTATTTATAATAAAACCCAATTTGTCCGCTATCTAAATTTCCGTTAGCGTCATCTTCGCATTTCTTAAAAATGTAGCCCATATGCTCATATTCCATGAACATTTGTTGATCTTCGTGTGCCCATATAGGTATTACTTCTACTGCCCATTTAGGATAACCTATATTATGCCTTAAATGAACTTCTATAATTTTACCACCTTTAAAATCAATGTTAATGTGTTTAGCTGAACTTAGTCCATCAACCCAACTTGGTAAATCATAGTCAGGAAAGGGTTCTACCTTTTCCCATTTGTTAAACGCTGAAAGACTTCTCGAATGATGTATGCCTCTCATTGCTTGCTGTGGATATATTTCTCCTTTACGGAATGTATAGTCCACACTAACTAAATCGCCTTCAAAATATTCACACCAAAAATGTCCTGGTGTATTAATAGTCTGACCTTTTTCAAGTTCTACTATTTTTGCTGAAACTCCCATATTACTTAAATTCATAATAGGTCTTTCAACATACATTCCTGTACTTGGTACAGGAACAGTGTCAGGCCCACAACTATAACCTAGCTTTTGACTTAATTCTAGTTTATTGTAGACCCACCTTAAGGCAGGATATGCCTGCCAACTATCTGCGTTTTTTGGTTCGCTCATTTTTTATTCCAGTGCAATTACTACACCTGCAACTATCACATACTTTTATCATACGTAATTCGCCGCCATCACAAGCATAGTCTTTAACCTGTTCCCAACGTGAAGTTCCACAATGTGTTGGATGACCGCAGTTTTGGCAAGAGCCGTTTGTATGTTCTGCTATCTTCCTTGTGAATTCCATTGGTTTACAGTTTCGCCATCTTCAACTGATGTTGTGTGTTTGCTTCTAGAAATGTTTCGATAAGTTTTTTAGTCATTCACTAATTTCTTTCGTCTATTTAATAGATTTCCAAAGTTGATTAACTAGTTTATCTTTAGTTAATCTTCTGTCAAGCTCAATACCATATACTCTGCCAACTTCTTCAAGTTTAGCTTTAGTCATGCTTGATAGTTCTTTTTTGTTTTTAAAAGACGGTTTTACTACTAGTGGTTTTGTTTCTGTTTTCTTTTTAACTTCTTTAACTTCATCAGTTAGTACTAATGGCTTTTCAGAAGAAAAAATATTCTTTATCCATTTAAACATAGTATTTCCTTTTATTATTTGCGTTTTTGAATCCAATCAGTTATACGTAATCGTCTTTCTGACTTAGCGGATTCGTCTTGTTGTTGAGTCATGAATTTAATAACGGCAGCTTTAGCTCCATCTGGTACATTGTTATGGTAATCTTCAGAATCCATATCATATACACTAATGTCTTTATCACTAAATGGGCTTCCGCCTTGGTGTTCATGTCCTACATGTATCTCATTAGATTTCTTAGATTTAATTCCGCTTCCATCTGTGTCAGCATAATCTAATCTACTATCTAAACCTAATACATCAACTTCTTTTGGATCTGCTTTTACTACATTTTTAAAAGATGTTAAATCAGCTCTTTTATGCCCACCACCGGTAACAGTACCAGTATTACGATAATCTACTTTAAAGTATTCACCGTTTGGGGCTCTAATGTAGTCTGTGTTTGGTGCATACAGATCTAATTCATTAATTTGTTTTTCATTTTCTGTCGCAGCTCTAAAAATCTTTTCTTTTAATTTTCCTGCATGCTTAGATGCATATATTGCTTTTGGTGTTTTTTTTGATTTTGGTCTGCTTGGTGGTGTTGATGTTGGTGGATCCATCATTGGTTTTGGTGATGTTGTAGGTGGTGGTGCTGGGTCTGGTTCACTCGGTTGTGATGGTGATTTTGGTGATGGTGTTGGATCCATAAATTTAGGCATCTTACGTTTTAGATGACGACTTGGTTCGCTAGGTTGATTTGGTTTGTTATTTTCAACAAATACTTGTACCATATCATCGCCATTACGTAGTCCGCCTTTTTTAACTTTTACGTTTTCTTTGCCGTATTTCTTTTCAGCTTCTTCTGGAGACATACTAGTTTGTTTCCAACGCTTTTCTGCTTCTCTAACTGCACTACGCAAACCTGATTCGTATTGTACACTTTCGTATTCACCTGGCATAGCCATGTCTTTTGATCCTGCCCATTTTGCTAAACGTGCCGCTAACTGTGCTGCTTCTTCTCTAGAAAGTTGAACATAACCTTCAGAGCCAGTAAGTTGTATTGCTATTCCGTCTTTACTTGCGAATTGCTTTACACTAACGTCTCCGATGTTACCCATTTCAGTACCTTCATCTAATTCTGCACCTTCATCTAATTCTGCACGTTTTAAAAAGTCTTGAATTACATCTGCATGTAAACTTGTTAATAGTTCATGCATTACTTTTTCATAACCATGCTTTTCAATCATATCATATACAGGTTGTGTATAATACCCACCTGCTTCGTTGGTTTGACGTTTTTCAGATGCACAATCATCACATGTAGTAATGTCGCCATCTGTTTCGGATGCAATCCATTCACAGTCCGCACATCCTTCTGTACCTTCATTTGCTTTTTCTGCTTTTGATGCATGTACTGCTTTACGCTGTGCATCTGATTTATATTTGCCTTCTAACATTGGGTAATACTTTTTAACAATAGCATTACGTGCTTCTATTTCATCTGGGTTAATATGTCCACGTTCATAATGGTCTTTTTGAATTTGTGCCATTAATTTTTGTTCTTCGGGTGTACCGAATTCGTTTGCTAATGCAATACCGTTTTCTGTGTGGTAATTGTTATCTTCATTATCTAAGTATTGCTCTTTGCTAAACATATTATTTCACCTTCTTCTTTGCTTTGCTCAATGCATTTTTGAAAAGATCTTTTGCTACAACTTGTAACTCATCTGTTCTCTTTTCATCAAATTCCATACCTTCGGTAATATCTGAATCTGCATGAGATTTATATTTGTATCTTGGATCGCCTGCTTTATATCTTTGCCAAGCTGGAGTATTTAACTCTTTATCAGCCGGAGTAACTACTAACGCATCATGTTCTTCTTTTCTTTTGCTTGATGCTTTAGCAACACTTGAATCTTCTTCAACTCCATTTACGTTATCCCAAAAATCAGCTGCCGCTTCGCCGCCGCCTAATTGGTCTGCGTATTCTCTAACAAAATCTTCTTTATCCATATCTTCTGCATTATCGTGTAACATATTCTTCATTTGTCCTTCATTAACATCTTTGTCTAATGCTCTGAAGTCATCATATGTTAAAAACATATCACGGTCTGAATCGTAATAGCTACCTTCTTTTGGATCATAATAAACTACTTTTCCTGATTTTGTAGGAAATGGTCCTTCTAATCCATCACGCTCTTGATATTTGTCTGTATCCATTGGAGGTAAGATTGAATACCCTTCTTCCATATGTGGAGGAACTTCTGCATGTGAATGCATATGTGGTTGTATTCCTTCTGGTTCAACTTCAGCTTTCATGGCATTGTATTCAGTGTAACGACTCACTGCATCAATATCTTTACTTGCTTGTGCTATTTTACTTTGTACCCATGGTTCTAAATCGTCTCTATCGTCAATTATTCCATGTAACTTAATAGCATCACGTGCTAAGAAATATAGTTGTGAACGAGCCATAAACCCGTCATCGTCATCTGCGTCAAGCACGCCTTCTGCTACCATACCTACTGGTGTTTTTGGTGTAATTTTTTTCTTCTTACTTAATGATTCTTCTACATCTAAATGTGCAACTGCACCGTAGATTCCTTCTTCTAATGATTCGTATACATTACTTAGATTGGCTCTAATATCATCAAGCCAAGCTATGTCTCCACCTATTTCTGCAATAGCTTGTTCTAGTCTGCTGTCTTTTTTAAAAACTTTTTCTAGTTTATTAATCTGATCCATCGCAAGACTGAAAGTATTTTCAATTTTTTGATTATTCATAGTCGTTACCTTTTTTCAATGCCACGACTGTTCTTACCGCCGCGTTTTCTGATTGTTTCTAATTCTTTATATGTATTAGTGATTGCTGTAATAAATCCTTGTACTAAACCTTTATTAAGATTATATTCTACATTATCCCAATTTCCCATTTTAGCCATCTCTGCCATTTCAGTGAACATACGTTCTACTTTTTGCTCTAAAGACTTTAAATTCATTCTACCATATCCTTGTACCAATACTTCTGGGTTATTTGGATCTTCTGGATTTTTAGAATAAATCTCTTCTTTTGCTAGCTGAGATTCTCTCATCTTTTTATTACCTTCACTGTTTCAGTGTAACCGACACTTTGCTTTTTATGTTTACCGTCACCTAAGTATCCTTTTGGATCAACTGCTTTTCTAGCATCTTTTTTCTTAGTTCCGGGTGTCATAGGAAACGATATGCTGGCAAAATTACCAGACATTGTATCGCCGCCATCGGCATCTTCGGTTATTATATCATATATTTTCATACAAGTATTTATCTAATTAATATCAAAAGTCTTAGTAATTGAGTGTCGCACTCATTAACTTAACAACATTCTCCCATGTTTTAGGAATATTCATCACTAAATGCATGCTGTTGTCCTTCCAACTATGTGTTCTGTGTGTTTTACGTGTGTCTATGTAGTATACACCACCAGCTTTAATAGGCCATATATGCCCATCTGTATGCCATTCATATGCATCGTGTGTTACATTATTTGATATAAATGCACATACTCTAAATGTATCTCTTGTTAACATAGGCTGATCTTTATGTGGTGGAAACCAACCTCCTGCTCCACTATTAACAATCATTGTACGTCCTAGGGGTTTCCAGTAATCTAGTAATGGATGCAAACTAGATAAGTCTTTATACAATTGTGTTGGAACATTAAAGTCTAATTCACTTAGTTTACGTCCTGTACGTCTACGTGCTTCTGGCATACTTAAACTATCCCAAGGTTCATCACCTTCAAGTCCTACTACACATAGTCCTTCTCTGTTGTTTACTACACCTTCACGTCTAAGATAAGGTACCCATTTATCGTCGTATTCTTTAATTTGTTTTTTAAACCAACCTAAATCAATTTCCCACTTTAACGGTTCAACTGTACTTAACGCTTGTAGTTGAAGTTCACATTTAATATCTTCTGCTGTTGGTTCCCATCTACTTGGATCTTCTAACCACTTATCATAGTAGCCGCCTTGCGTTGCTTGATTTGCTTTAGGAACTGTATTAAGTTCTTTGCCGTTTTTGTCTACTTTTGAATAATCCATTTTAATCCTCTATATTTCTAATTATGTTCTTACTTATATTACGGTCCGCTTTTTTACTACTTCGTACTGCTTTATTCTTTTTTGCAATTACTTCACGTCTTTTATGCGGCTCTAGTTTACTTAAATGATTTACATCTGGAGCATTTGCCCATACTAGTGCGTCTTTCTTAGATACACTATTCATTGGACCGTGTGTATCTTTGATATCATCTTTGTTAAATTTTTTATTAGACATAATATTCTTTAGCTAAAGAAACTTACTCTTAAGTTTGCTTTGTTAGCTACCTTTAAACTTGCTTTGTTATTAGGGTTAATAACACAATGTAATTGCTGATCACCAAAACGTTCTTTGCATTGAATCACAGCATTTGTAGCAATACCTAAATTTCTGTACTTCTTGCTAACAAAATATGCTGTTTCCATATCTTTTTTTATTTCTATGGCGCCAGCAAGTATTCCATTGTTAATCCATATACCCCATGTATTATAATGTGAAATGAAAGAAAATGCAACCTCTTTTGTAAAGGGCCATTCCAAATAACACTTTATTGCAGTATCTTCGTCAATAATACTTCTTAAATGAAATATATCTTTATTACTTAGTCTACGAAGACTTACTTTCATTTTACTTATCCATTAGTTTAACTATCCTAGGTTTGAATAGTTTTTGATCGCCTTTGGTTGTTTTAAGAACAGGCTGATTGTTATCATCTGTTGAAAATCCTGTTACTGTTGCTCTACGATTTTTAAATTTACCAACCATTATTTCATCGCCGATCTCAATGTTTGGAAGTTGTAATACATCTTTTATTTTCATAACATTTCCTTTATATTGCCATCGTGTCCTTCTGTTGGAAGCCACTTTGACGATGGCATTAATGGATCATTTTCATCCCATCTAGAACTTAGTCTTAAAACAAGATTAATTCCATTATCATCAGCTAACTTTTTAGCATCATCAATTTGATGTTCATTAAAGCTAAAAGGTATCCATTGCCAATAAATATCTTTTCCTTGTTTTACTCCTAAACACATAGCATCGAATGATTGTTGCCAGTTTATACCAACTCTATAATTATGAGCAGTATCAGCTAGTCCATCAACACCGAACCATATCTTATTGTATTTAGTTTCGTAGCAATCATATAATTCTTGCCACCAACTTTGTTTCTTGCCTGATCCATTTGTATGTAGATCCCAACTATAGTTTTCTTCTTCTAGCCATGTTATAAATTCTATTAATCTAGGGTGATATATTGGATCACCTAAGTTACCACACATATTAACTATACGTGGCTTAGTTTTAATTACTAATTCCTTTGCATGATCTATATTAAGATCATCAATTGTATATCTGCCTTTGTATATTGTTCTGGGACATTTTGGGCATTCAAGTAAACAACGCTTAGTCATTTCTAAATGTAATAGCATGCCACTATTCATTTACATATACCCAGTTTTCTGTTGGTTTGTTTGTGGAAGTGAAAGGCTTACTACATTGTTTCCAACATGCATTCTGTGCCCATGTTTTAGGATCTTTTTTTAAGTTTTCTACGTATTTCTTTAATTCGTTATTAAGAATGTTTTCAATTGAATTATTATTTAGGTTCCAGTTTGGATTTTTGTTTATTGGACCTGCTTCGCCTAGCCAACAACATGGCCTTACTTGACTGCCTGATGTAACATACAGTCGTTGTGCATTTTCGCATTTTGGATACAGTTTGTCCATGTTTTCATTATTCAAAAACGGCTCATATCAAAACCAGCATCAGTATCTAATGATTCTCTGGAAGTTCCAAAATATCTAGCCCAATACTTTAAACGTTCATTTGTACTTAAACGTTTAGCTTCGTGTTCTTTAATCTTTTCTATATAATGAGCAAACTGCTCAGGAGTCATTAACATTACTTAATCCTCTGTAGTAGTTCCTTAAATCCATTCACTGTGTGAATATATTCTTCAATGTCTTTTTGTTTATCTTCATCTGAATCTAGATATAGCATTATTACTTTTTTTGCTTCTAGTGGTGATACGTTTATTACTATATCATTATAAAACTTAACTGGAAAGGAAGCATTATCCTTTCTTGCTGATATATTGTATAATACTTTCATAACTGATGATTGTTTAATTGCTGCTTCCATTAATTTGGATTGTGATTCAGTTAAACCTAAATTATACAGATTATGTGGTGTGCTATTCTTACGTGCTTTTTTGTGAAGTTCTGCTGGTTTACCTTTGCCAAAAAACTTAGCTGCTTCTATCTCAGTTTGACCCGGTTTAACATCTACAGTAGTATTAACACCTGGAACTATTACACCGTCTTCCTTAACGCAATTGTTTACACGCTTGCCTTTGTTTTTTCCTGTGCCGGGCTTAGTTCCTTTTTTCTTATAACCATCCCAACAATCAATTTCATTTATTTTCATAATAATGTTCCTTTTAACTATTTATCGATTTAAACAGTTCAGTAAACGTTTTTTGCCAATTGGTTTTTCTTAAAACGTCTAATCTTTCTAAAAAATCTGCACATTCATATATATTACCTTCATATTCCATGGTCATTTTAAGGTAATTTATTAAGTGTTGTATTTTACTTCTATGCTCTGAATTTTCATATATATTTATTAAATCTAGCTTTGATTGCTTAGATAATTGCTTGCAGTCAAGCATATGTGGTGTTGATAATATTCTTATATTAATATGGTACTTTTTAAAATGATCTAACAATTTTAAAAATGTAAATGCATTAAGTACTTGCCATGTAATGCTTATTTCTATTTGTGTATTAGGTAATAGTGTTTCAATACGTTTTATGTTTTCATCTAATTTATACCATTTACTAGGAAACCGTATATAATCATTTTGTTCACCAAAATCATCTATACTTACTCTAAGCATTAATTTTTTAAAATGTTTCCATTGTTCAATTGCACGTTGATGTACATTTGTAATGTTTGTATCGTATTCTAGTGTAACATGTTTACTTACACCCTTGTCTATTAGCTTTTGTAAGAACACATAATGATTCTCAATAAGCATAGGTTCGCCGCCAACTAGATATACATGTTGTAATTGATCTATATTATTTTCTAATTGTTCCCAAAAATGTTCGCTTTTCCACCAATCATAATTAGTATCATTCTTATCATTGATTTCTACTTTTGTATTACTATCATAAAAATGATCAGTATTATATACACTTGCCCAATCTTTGTACCACATGCTACTACTTTGTGGCCCACACATTACACATTTTAAATTACATAGATTACCAAAACGCAAATCCCAATATATAGGCATTTGTGTTGTACTACCATCTGCATCTGTTAGTTTAACTGCTTTATCATAATCAATTATATCCTTGTACATACTGTTTGTAAATGTACGTCTACTTTTACCTCCGTTAGCTTCTTTTGTCCAACAAGTAGAACATTCAGCAGGCTTTTCACCTGCTAAGAATTGTTTACGAATATTACGAGTAAATTCGCTATTGTGTATTTCTTCTATTGAGTGAGTTTTAAAATTATGTCCAGTTTGTCCGCCGTTGCCAGAATCATGGTTACTCATTAAACAACATACTCTGCTTGCTCCGTTTGTTTTACTGGCTGAGTGTATCCAAGGAATGGAACAAAAACTATTCTTCTGCATCACCGTAGATCCAATCAGCTAGTTCCGGATCAAAACTTTCCATTGTTACTTTACCGTAGCTATCGTAATATTCAACAAATTGTTTTACTGTTGCTTTACGTTTTGGATCATTGTTAAAAGGTCTTCGCATTTCATTTATAACATGATCAACGCCTTCTAGTTTTATTTTGTTGTCTTCGAAGAATTTTAATGATTCAGCTTTGAATCTATCTGGAATGTTTTCCATAAGAACTTCAGTCTTATTAATAACTGGTCTTATTTGTACTTTAGCATCTGGGTAATGTTCCCATAAGTACTTTATTAGTTTTGGAATATGTCTTACACTTAAACTGTTAGCTGTAATATCCCATATACGCAATTTAAATTCTTTGTAATATTGGTCCATGACTGCAATCTTTTCTTCCCAAACATCTTCTTGTCTTGTCCAGTCATTTGCTTTACCCCAACCATCAATACTAAATCTTAAATTTACATTTTCAACAGTTTTAAATTTTTCTAAATCTTTTTGTCTTAGTAGCCTAGTACCATTTGTGTTAATAACAAAACGTGCATCAGGAGCAAGTGATCCTAAACGTTGTACTGTTGTTGGAAAATTTTTAAGATAAAAAGGTTCACCACCAGCTAAGTATACATGTTTTAAATCTTTATCAACACTACTAATAATATTATCCCATGCTTGTGGATCGTCACTCCAATCATAATTGCTTTTGTGATATTTTTTTGCTTCTTTTTCTAAACGTCCTTCTTTCCAATTAAAATGTTTAGCCATTGTTTTATGGTTTTGTAATATCTTGTTACTGTTACCAGCAAAACACATAACACATGCTAAGTTACATACGTTACCTAATCTCAAATCAAGTGCATGTATTTTTTCATCTTGGAAAGGTACACCTTTATTAATCATACCTAGTGCTTTTTGTCTAAAACTACGTACACCTTCACGTTCTGGATCATAACATTTAAAACAACCCATAGGTTCACCACCGTCTGCAATTTCTGCTCTAACGCTATGCATCTCTGGACTATTCCAAATCTCACTTAGTTTATAATCTTTAATGTGATATTGATCTAGTTTGTTTTTTAAGTTTTTACAACATAATGCTACATAACCGTCATTATCAACGAACGTAAAATTATTTGTATATATACAATATTTGTCTGTCATGAATTCTCTTTATTTGATACTATTATACAAGATTTACTTGCATATGTCAAATGTATTTAGTCTGTGATTACAGCGTCAAAATGATCTAAGTAAAATTGCTTTAGTACATGATGATCAATATCTTTGTGAGCATTTCCAATATTCATTGTATACCATCCTAGTGCATGTCTAAACACACCGCCATTTTCTTTTTCTTTACGCAATAATATTTTATGTAATTTTTCTGCTACACGTCTGTATTTGTCTCTGCTAACAACTGGTTTAATTCTACGAACCATATTAGTCCATGGACTAGCTTCTGTTACTTCGTTAATTAACATCGTCTAATTCCTCCGGTACACCAATATCTTTAACTACATTATTATCTTTAACTGCCTGTTTAACATATTGTGCTGCTTCTTTAGTCCAGTTCTTATTCATTGCTGTAAGTAGAGATTCAAAACTATTTAAATCTTTTCCACTATCTAGTTTTAATACTTTTGCAATTTCATCAGCTTGTTTCCAAGGACCGTCAATTGTTTCGTTTTTATTTTTCTTAGTATATCCTGTACCTGCTTTATTTGGAACAGGTGTACGCTTAACACGTAACAATCCTTCAGTTGGACTCCACATATAACGTAATTCTTCCATAGCACGACCGTCTTCTAGTTTAGCATCACTTTGTTGTCTATCAAGTACTGCTGCCATTGAAGCTATCATTATATTACGGAATACACCTTTGTATTTTGATTCTTCTTCACTTGGGCTATGGTAATAAGTTTTCATCCAACCTGGATCGCCTGGCATGAAATCTACTTGTACAAATCCTGTACGTGGTCTTCCATCTGTGTGTTCTTTATTAAAGTTTTGTATTTCAACTTTTGTCATTATAACACTTGATTTTGCAATATCTTTAATTAGTGGATTCTTTTTAAGTTTCTCAACAAATGCTGGTAATTCTTCTGGGGGTAAGTTTAATGCAACATCTATGTCGCCACTAAATTGTCTTTTTCCTACACTACCTAATGTAAAGTTATTTAAATCTATACCTAATGATTTTTCTAACATTTCTAACGTAGGCTTTATTTCATCAATGTGTATAGCACCAACACCTGGCATTGCTCCGCCTTCGTTAAGTGTAAAGTACTTGTTAATTAAGTTTGTGTTTTCAAATGTACCATATTTTTGTGTCCATTTGTATAAGTTTGTTTTATATTTGTCACTTACTCCAAAATCCCAAGCACGTCTTGGTCTAGTTGGTGTTTGTCCTGGTCTAGTTCTAATATTTGGTTTTGGTGCAGGAACTGGTCCTGGAGCAGGAGCAGGAGCTGGTTCTGGTGCCGGGAATGGTTCAGGAATTGGTTCTGGCGAAGGAACTGGATCTGGTGAAGGAACTGGTTCTGGTACTACGCTAGGCACTTCACTTGGAAGTGGATCTGGATCAGTTGGCTGTTCTGGTTTAGCTGGAGCCTCAGGATCTATATCTGGATCAGTAGTTGGTTCTGGTGCAACTGGGCTATCAGGCTCAGGTGTTAAATCTGGTTGTGTTGGAGATACAGGATCTATTTCCGGTGCATTGCCTGGAGCAGGATCTGTCTGTGGTTCACTTGGAAGTGGATCTGGATCAGTTGGCTGTTCTGGTTTAGCTGGAGCCTCAGGATCTATTTCTGGATCTGTAGTTGGCTCAGGTGCTTCTGGACTATCAGGATCACTTGGAGCATCTGGTTGCTCAGGAGCATCTGGTTTTACATCAGGAGCTTCACCCGGTGCTGGATCTGTCTGTGGTTCACTTGGAAGTGGATCTGGATCAGTTGGCTGTTCTGGTTTTGCTGGAGCATCTGGATCTACTTCTGGATCAGTAGTTGGTTCCGGTGCTTCTGGATTTTCTGGTTCTTTACCTGGCTGTGGTTGTTCAGGTGAAAACGGTGTTACTTTTGGTTTCTTCTCAGGTTCTACTGGCTCTTCTTCTGGCCCTTTAGGTAATGGTTCTTGATCAGGTGCTTCTGGCTTTGCAGGTGCATCTGGATCTATATCTGGATCTGTTGTAGGATCAGGAACTTCTGGATTCTCTGGTTCTTTACCTGGCTGTGGTTGTTCTGGAGCATCAGGTTCTATATCTGGGCCTGGCTCTAATGGTTCACTTGGAAGTGGTTCCTGTTCAGGTGCTCCTGGTCTAGCAGGCGGAAAAGGAATAACTTTAGGTCTAGTAATAGGAATTTCTACAGGAGGTTTCTCTGGATCTATTTCTGGAGTCTTTGGTTGTTTTGGTGTATCTGGAACAATTACAGGCTTTGGAGGTAACGGATCATTAGCTGGTAATGGGTCACCATCTGGCTGTGGTACTCTCTGTGGTAATGCATCATATACTGGTGGAGCATCATTTGCTGGTAATGGAAACATTCCTATATCTTCTGGTGCTTCAGGAGATAACAATTGTTCTGGTGATGTTGTCATTACTTCTGGTGCTATTTCGTTTGCCGCACGTTGTAATGCTGGATCAACCTTACCAATTAAATCATCTAATGCTTTTTGAGTTTTTGCTTTACGCATTTTTTCAGCTAAATCATCAGCTGCTTTTTTAAGACCAGGATCAATCACTCCTTCGAGTGATTTAACAATCTCATCGTTTCTGTATCCTTGAGCAGTTTGATAATCAAAATCGTCCTTGTATCCATCTGGATCAGTTTTATATTTCTTTGTTGTTTTATACCAATCTATAATATCTTGCATAGCTTGGGTTGGATCTGATTTAATATAATCTTGTTGTATCTTCCATTGCAATAATTGCTCATCTTTTAGAGTACCATCACCTAATGTACTAGGAGTGATTATATTTAAAACTACACCGCCAAATATTCTAGGAAGTGCTTTCAATCCTAACTTAGATAAATTTTTCCAATCTAATTTTGGAGGCTTAACATTGTCGTTTGCTGCAATTAACTGTTTCATCATTGCTGGATTTTTTATAAAATAGTTACTAACACTTATTCTAATTCGAGGATTATTTTTAAATTTGTCTGGAAATAGTTGTGTAACTTTACCAACTGATTGATTGGCTGATGATTTTGATACTCCATATTTTTGTTGAAAGTCTGCAGGATTCATGTTATTAAATAAGTCAACTGCTGGCATCCCTTCCATAAGAGCCTCAATTGATTCCATGATCATTTTACTTTGTTTATTATCGCTATAAAAATTAAATGAGTTTACTTGAAATTCTTTATTTGGAGTTTTAAAGTTATTCTTACGCATAACTGTTTTTGCAATAAGATCTAATTCATTGTTGTTATTATCCCAACGTAAAACAAAAGGAATATTAACATCTGTTGCTAAATCTTTAAGAACCGCTTCAGAATCTGGACCAAGGCGAGCAATTTGCTTGCCCCAATATTTGTATTCTTGTTTAAATAAACGAGTCAGCTCACTTGCCGTAATCTGTTTTACATTACGTTCATCGTTTAATCTATCTAAAAAATGTCTTGTAAATTCAACATCAATACCAATTTTCGCAAATAATCTATCTGCGAATACCTCAATTTGGTCCAGTTCCTGTTGCGATAATTTTCTGTCTACTTCAAATATTCTCATACAACTATTTATGCAAAACGCATACCTTACATTAAAAACACTATTAGAGCATATGTAGCATAGTGGAATATCTGATCAAATGTTTGTAATCTCCAAAATCCTGGCCCTTCTCGTGATATATTAAATTTCTTTAGTATATTTGACTTAGTAAAATCAATATGCCAGTGACATATATAGTCTAAAATAGCAAATAATACTGCTGATAATGGATTAATAAAAAACAATAATGTTATAAAAGTTAGTACACTATGATCTAACGAGTGTAAATGTAATCCTTTATTAAAATACAAATGTTTTTTTGACGGCACTCTGAATGATTGTACCGCTAGATCTGCTACTGCATGTTTACACATCAATGCAAACAATATTATTGTTTCTAATTCCATTATTATTTTCCTGTTGGTTTTTCGCCTGTTAAGTGAGGTTTTGAAAACCACAACTTAAACCAATCGTCTGTTCCAGGCTTTATATTCTTTTCACGTTGTATACGTCCTTTTTCAGAACCTGTAACACTAATGTTACTTTCGTCTTTTCCTTTTATAGTATTACCTTCCTTGTCAATAATACCTGCAAGTCTTTTTAATTCATAAATCTCATCTATTTTCATTTTATTTATTTCCTAAGTTTGCTGGACGTGGTTTTGGTTTTACTGTTGTTGTTTTTTCTAAATCTGCTGGACGTGGTTTTGGTTTTACTGTTGTCGTAGTTTGATCTTTTCCTAAGTTTGCCGGGCGTGGTTTTGGTATATTAGTTTGTGCTGGTACTGTAGGTTTAACTACAGGTGGCTTTGGATGTGGATGTTGGTGTCCTTGGCTCATATCCGCACTTGGACTATGTTGACCTTTTTTCATAATTATTGGAACATTGCCTCGAATAGGTTTATTAATATCTTTTTGCATTGGATCAGATTTGTACGTATCAATTGGGTGCATGTCATAGTGATCATTTGGAACTGTTTTTAATGGATTCCATGTTGATTGTCCACCAGTTTTTGTTCCTGGTCCATCAGTCTTATGTTTAATTTCATTATCAAATTTTGGTCCTGTTTTTCTATCTTGTATAGTCATCATAGGTGTATCAGTATTTGTAGGAGGGTTCATTTTCAATTGCCATTCGTCATAATCTATTCTCTTTTCAGCTACCCTAGCCATCATTTCTTTATGGTAAGCTGCATATGCTTTATAATGAGTATTTAGACTAGGAACATCTGCTTGAATTTTATCTGTGATACCTCTGAATTTATTATCTTCAGGTTTTTCTACGTTTTGTATTGCATGCTGTAATTCATGAACGGCAGTAAATCTATTAAGACTATCTGGACTCATGGTTATTGTTTTTGTACCAGCATCCCATTGTCCTAATGTTTTGCCACCATCTTCTGAATCTTCTAAATCATCTACTATAATATTGTAATCTTTTAAAAATGGATATGCTTTGTAAAGTTCAGGATGATCAATTAGATCACTAAATTTATACTTTTTGCCTATCTTTGCTCCATGATCTTTTATTTTAAGATCTTTATCAGATACTTCTTGTCGCCAATCACCATTTGGAGTTCTAAACGTTCCTGTTTCCCACCAAATATCAACTCTACTCCAACCTTCCTTTTCCATTTTCCTTGCAAGTTTTTCTCTGCTTTTATCATATATTTTAGCTTTTGGTCCAATAAATGTAGCTAACTTATCGTCACCTGGTAACTCGCCTTTCTTACGCTTAGACGAATTCATTTCTTTATCAGATGTTGGCAGTCTTTCAAATAACTTATTTGTAATTTCGGTTATCTTCATTTCTTTTTTCCTGCCTTCATGTTAGCACACCAGTGATACATTTTAGCTTTCTCACCGCTGGCTTTTTTTGCTTTGGCTCTTAGTTCTGTTACGCTACCGTTACAACTAGCACCACTACGTTTTACACGCCCTGGTCTGCTTTTGCCTTTTACTTTACCGTCTGCAAAGTTTTCTTCTACTGGTTCTTTATTGTCTACTGTTTGTGCCAATTTAGAAATTGTATCTCCAACTTCTATATTCTTATGTTGTATTCCAACACCCCCTGCATTTTGCCACTTGTTAATATTTTCTCCAAAATCATCAATTAATACATTTGAAGTTCCATCAGATTGTTTAGCGTATGCGGCTTTGTTGTGGTCAATAATAATTTTTGCTGGTGGGAACATACCTAAATGCTTTTTAATCCATTCACGCTTCTGTGGCTCTGAATTTGGATCTCCTGGAAGAGGTGCACTTAATATATTATATTTTCCTTTAAACTGCTTAATTGCGTTTAATAGATTTTTTGCATTACTTGTCATTGGTAAATTAATCCAAAAGTCATCTGTATCTTTGATTTTTTGTAATGCTTTGTTAACATCTGGAATATTTTTCCAATGTTTAACTCCCATCATTTTATTCCATACTCCAAAGAAGTCTGCTAATACTCCATCCATGTCTACGTATATTTCTGATTTAGGTCCTACATCTTCAAGTATACTTTGAATATCTTCACCTAATAAATCTTGTTTAGTTGCTTTGAAATTGCTTTGCTTCCATTGTTGCTTTAGTGTATTTAATGTTTTACCAATTTCTGGTCCTTGAGGTACACCTTTAGCAATTAAGTCAGCACCGTTTACAGGAAATTCTGGTACTGATGTAACCATAGCATGATCAGCCATTTTCTTTTGATCTTGTAATTCTGCTAGTGCTGATATTTTTTCTTTAGCTATACCATCAGCAATCATATCTTCCACTTTCTTTTTATCAAGTTTATTATCTTTATTTTGAGATAAAAAGTTTAATAAATCAGCTTCTGTGTTTTTCATCTTCCAACGTTTTGCAATGTCTACACTATTATTTAATTGTGCTAATACTATAATTGGATTACTATTATCTTTTACTGTGTTTAAATTATCTACATTAAGTCCTATTACTTGTGCTGCACCTGTGTCTTTTATTGTTGCTAATATATTTGCAACGTTTTGTCCTGAAAGTATTTTGCCCATTTCTGACCAAATTCTTTCTGCACTTATTTGTGATAGTCCTTTTACATTAGAACTAATAGCTTCTAGTGTTTCTTTGTCCCAAGTAGGAGTTGATAATCTTCCTTGGAAACGGAAGTAACGTAATATACGTAAATAATCTTCTTGAATTCTATCTGCTGGATTTCCTACAAACTTACTTACTTTATCTTGTAAGTCGTCCATACCACCAAAGTAATCATGTATTTCGCCATCTAAATCCATACTCATAGCGTTGTATGTTAAGTCTCTGCGTTTAGCATCTTCTTCCCAACTACGTACAAATTCTACCTTAGCATGTCTACCATCAGTTTCTTCATCTGATCTTAATGTTGTAATTTCGTAAGGTTCGTTATTAATAACGGCTGTTATAGTTCCATGTTCTATACCGGTTGGTATATGTTTGATCATTGCTCTGTCAAACATTTTTTGCATTTCTTGTGGAGTAGCATCAGTAGCTAAGTCAATATCTTTTGGTGATTTACCAAGTGCAACATCTCTAACTGCTCCGCCAACAATTCTTATTTCAAAATTATGTCTTGCGAAGATACTGCCTAATTCTTTAACATCAGGTGATATTATACTTGTATCCTTGACTTCAGTTACTTCAAATATTTTCATTGGTCATACTACCAAGCTCTGCACGACCAATAACGTGCTTTTGTCTTAGGTCCTGGATTATCACAATTATGTCTTGCTCTAAAGCTCTTACGTCTTGCTGGATTAGACTTTTTAATTTTCATAGTCTTCTCGCCTTTTGATTTAGCACTTGAACCGCCGTGTCCGAAGTTTACTTTCTTAACGTTTCCAGTCTTAGGGTCCTTGACATATACTTTAAACTTTTTAACGTCACCTCTTGTTGGTTTGTTTAGTTTAACTGTTCGTCCTTGATATTCCGCTTCAGTAAGTTCTTCTAATCCGCCTGGTACATAACTTTGAAATAGTGATTTAAAGTTTGTTTGAAATCTTGCACCATCTGAGCCAGCTCCGCCAAGTCTTGCAAGTCTGCCAGCTGTTTTGCCTTTACCTTTTTTAGGTTTTGCTGCTGGTGGCTTGTTTGGTGCTTTTGGTTTTGCCACTGGTGGTGCTTTTGGTTTTGCCACTGGTGGTGCTTTAACTGGAGTTTTGATAACTGGTTGTTTTGCCACTGGTGGTGATTTAACTGGAGTTTTTACAACCGGTTTAGCAATCTTGCCTGCTGGTGGTTGTTTAACAGCTGGTGGTGATTTTTTAACAGGTGGTTTATCTAAAATTTTAGGAGCCTTTGGTACTTTAGGCATTGCAGGCATTTTAGGTGGACCATCTATTTTACCAATAACCGGAGCCTTTGTTGCTGACGGATCTTTTGGTTTCACTACTTTACCTTTGTCTACTGCTAATTTAGGTTTAGATTTAAATGGAGTCTTTGGCGCTTTTGGTGCCAAATCAGCTATCTGTGGATTTTTTATTTTTGGAGTATCTACAACTTTTAATTCTGGTTTAACTTTTACAGGAGCATCTGCTTTAACTTTTGGAGTTAGATCTACTTTAGGTTCTTCGGCTTTTTTAGCTAATGACTTAGCGGCATCTGTTCCTGCGTCAACTACATCATCTGCGGCTGCGGCGCCTGCGGAAAATATCTTCTTGCCACCTTTCCATATAAACTTAGCACCTTTAACTGCGGATTTAGCAACTGCTCCACCTACGATAGTTAATGCTACGTCAGTTCCTACTCTAGCGGCTAATTGTTCTTTACTAATTTTGCCATCTTTGTATTCTTTACCTGACTTCCATGTATCATAAGCAGTCCATGCCGCACCTGCGGCCCATATTCCTGCTGGTATTAATGGTAATAGTTCTGTTAAATATTGTTGGCCTTTTTCGTCCATTTCAACAACAATACCGTCATCTAAATGTTCTACTACTCTTGACTCAACTAAGATATCACCAAATTCAAAACCAACGATATCGCCGGCTTCTGGTTGATCTGATTGTGTTTCTGTAAATAAGTTGTGTACTCTCATTTTGTAAATCTCCTGTTACTTATATTTATCAAATAACAGAAGTTAAATTACAATATAAACAATTGTATAAAAGCCCAACCATTCATTAGTGTAAACCAACAACATAGTACTATAGCACTACTACCACGTCTATATGTGCTAAAGACTGCTAACATACTACCAATTAAGTATAAAGGTATAAAAATTGTTGTAGCTGGGTCTAAAATAGTAAAACTAAGTATAGCACTTGCTATAATAAGAACTGTAGTTTCAACTATTTCTGCATAAAATGCTGTTCTATCTGTTTTATAACTTTTTTTAAAAAACTCAATTATTTTCATGTGTTGCCTCTTCAAATGGAATACTTGCTAGATTCTTACTCTTAGCTTCTACCATAATGTCAAAATCGTTACGGAAAGTGCCTGCCCATTTGTTAACGGCTGTATTCCACATAGTATCACTATGTGCTCTCAGTTTTGCTTTTTTGTAACCTTGTTCAATAAGTTTTTCATAGTCGGGCTTAACATCTGTTGCATGCCCTTGTAATAGATCTTTACGACTAACACTATAATGCATAGCAGGACGCACACCACGCCAACTATCAATGACACGTTTAATACGGTCATCGCTTGGAGTAATATATTCTCCGGCGCTATGTACCCAGTGATGGTGTATGTCGACAACTAGTGCTACTTCTTTCTCAAGTTCAAGTGAGGCATCGAGACCCCATGCGTTTTCGTCGTTTTCAATAGTAATACAGTTTCTTGCCTCTGGAGACAATCGTTGAAGTGCGACTTTAATACCGGCTGGACCTTGTCTACCGGAGATGTGGACGTTACACTTGAAGTCTTGCCACTTCTTACCGTAGCCCATCCACCTGATGATATCCGCATGATATTCAAACTCCTCTATACTTCGTTCTACAATTTCTGGTGTATCACTTGCTAGTACAACGAACTGACCTGGATGCATACTAAGACGCACACCTAGTTGTCGTGCAAGTTCACCTGCTCTACCATAATATTTAGCCGCATACTGTCTTATCTCTGGACGTTTCCAAAAGTAACGCCAGTCTGGATGTGTTGCGGCAGGAAGTTGGTTGCTACCTAATCTAACCATACGTTGATGTTCTGGTAAATTACCTACATATTCAACAAGGTTGTAAACTGCTTGTGTGTTATGAACCATAATATCATATAGACGCTGTTCAGCCACATCACGTGTTTGATTGTTAAGCCAACGAATAGTTGTAGATTTCTCTGTTAATGGACGCTGAATTTCTTCTAGCAATTTCTTTTTTTGTGTCTGATCAGGATGCAAATACTTGCATGCAAAACCTACCTTACCTAATGTCATACGTGCCTCTGGTTGTATTAATAATATGCTTATATTGTAGCAAGATATCTTATATTTGTCAACCGAAATTATTAAGTTTGGAATATTCTATTTTTACTATTACCAGTTCTACGTTGTATTAAACGTTTATTTGTAACAAGACTCACATGTGGGAATGTGCTAAGAGTGTGTAAAAAGTGTGCAAATCTTTCTTCATCAAATGTATTAAAATACTTAAATATAAGTTCGCCTTTGTTTAGTTCAGCTATTTGAACAAATTTTTCCATGTGCTTTTCGTTTATTAATTCATGGTGTAAACTTATATTAACTTTAGCATAATCAAGTATATCATTATATTTACTTACTGATGCTGTACCATTTGACAACATTTCTACAGTTCCTTTACTATGACACATTTTTAATATATCCATTATGTTAGGATGTATTGTAGGCTCACCACCATTTAAATTAAAATGTATTAATTTATTATCAGGTACAATTATATCATTAAATTCTTGTTGCAATTGTTTCATTGATGGAAATTCACTATCGTAATCATGTATATCAGGTGCACAATATGTACAACTGAAGTTACATCTTCTTAGTAAGTTCCAATCTACAACAAACTTTTTATTTTTCAATAAAGAATATAATCCTAATGCTTTTATACTTCCATCTTTTTCTGGATCATAACTGCCTGCTTCTAAATGTGGATCTGAATTTACTATATCTCTAAGTGTTTGTAGTGCTTCTTTTGATTGTGCTTTTGGTAAGTCAATATCTGTAGGACATGTACAGTTTGATATTTCGCATGTACGTGATTTATTTTTACATGCAGTAAATCCTGTTGTTTTATTTTGTGAATTTATATTTTTTGTATGATCAAATACTTCACAATACCATGTCTTAAATCCTATTAGATTTAATTTAATTAATTGATCTGTGTCTGAATGTTTTACAACATTATCGTGAGTTAACACGATAAAACTTTTATTATTAAGTATCATTATTTGACGCCGTTTTTACGTAGCCATTCCAATATTTCTGTTTTATTAAATATGGGACTTCTTCTATGTGTTTCTGGCAAACTATCCCAATCTCTTAATGCTGGATGTGATTTAGTTTTTTCACTAAAGTATAATCCATAATGCCAACCTTCTTTCATCATTTCATCACGCCATCTATTGTGATGCCATTTATTCATATCTACTGTAGCAGTTTCTGTTATTTCGTCATCTATTTCTAATTCATAATCTACCATAGTATCATATTGATTAGAAATTTCAATATTAAAATCTGGAATAAACTTATAGTCCCAAGCGGCAACAACTATAGATGCCTCATCGGGTGTTAGATCTCTTGTTAGTGGTACTGTGTAAGCATGTGGCATTTCTTGCTCCATGCTCACACCATATTCCATTGCTACCTCATGATCACCATGTTGATATGAAAACACAACTCCACTAGGAGCAAAACGTTTGCAAATTCCTAACCAGTCTTTTGCTGTTTCGCTATCTAATACTTCTTGTGTTTTTAATATAATATGATGTTGATACATTTAATTAATACCTATTCTTTGGTGGCTCGTTATAATCTGCTTGATTACTTGCTGAACCGCTGTAGCTTCCACGTGTTCCAGTAGCTGAAGTATCTGTTTGTACTACAATTTTACCACTGTTTTCGCTAGTACTATTTACATAAAGTCCAAACCATGCTGCACCTGCTCCAACTACAACACTAACTAAACCTGCTTGTGCCATATTAGGGTCCGGTAATAACATAAACCAGTTTGTTACTTCATATAAAATGTATATGTACATTGTAATAAATGCACGAGGGAATAAACGTAATCTATCAAACCAATATGGAAATGCTTCCAATTTTGATATTTTACCGTCATTGTTTAAATCTGTATTTGGCATTAAATTAGTCTCCTTGTGTAAACTAATAGTATTTATCCAAAACAGTTATTGCTGGTTTATAAGTTCTTCTTTATATTCAGCTTCTAATTTAAGTGAAGAAGAAGTAAATTCAACTAGTGTTTTAAGTGCATCTTCAGTAATAAAAGTCATTAATGTATCTCTATGAGCATCGCCATCTTTACCAATTAACCATTCATAGTTTCCAACTTTTGCTTGTATATTAGCAACTGATTCTGGATCATTAGCCATTTTAGTCATAGCAGTTATAATTTTATCTCTGTTTGGATTATCTTTACGAATCCAAATTGCTTTTTGTAAACCATCTCTAAAACTTTTTGCTAATTTATAAGCATCATAAAAGTTTCCACTAGGTTCTATACCCCATATTTCTTTATAAAGTATTTCAAATTGTAAACCTGGATAATTTGGATCATCTGCATGTGTTCC